AAGCGTCAGCGGGGCAGTCGTCTTGAACGGGTCGCTTGCGCCGCCGTTCGTGTGGGTCGCGAGCGCGGCGCTCTGCAGGTCGGCGTCAATCTTGCGAGAGATCGACAGAGCGAGTTGCGTGCGCGCCTGGTCGGTCGGGTTGCCGAGAGCCGACAGCACTGCCTTGTCGGTCAGTTCGATGCCCTTGCCGACTTCCTTGATGACAGCGCGGTCGCTCGACATCGACATCGCGACAGGCACGATGGGCGACGTCTCCGTCAGGTCGTCGGCGTCGCCGATGTACGCCCAGAACGGGAAGTCGACGTGGTCGCCAGGCTCGCCGACGAGTTCGTCGTCGACGTCTGCGATGCCGAGCATCACAGCCTTCGCGAGCACGTCGCCCATGATCGCGTCGCCCCAGACATCGGGAACGATCAGGTTGGCGGTTGTGGTCTGAGTCATGAGTTGAGAACCCTCTCTTACTTCAGGGCGACGAGACGGTCGTACTCGGCGCGGTTCGAACGGTAGAGTTCAGTGCGGTCAGCGAGTGACATCGCCTTGAACTCGTCCAGCGTGATCTGCTTGCCGCCGTTGGCCCCGCCAAACTGCGTGTCGCCCGTCGTCTTCGCCGCTCCCGACGTCTTCAGAGACGAGTCCTTCGTGATCTCTTCCGAGATCATTGCCTTCAGCGTAGCACCAGCCTCGGCGCTCGCAGGGTCAACATCTGCGAACTCGGCGCGTCGCGACAGAATGAAGCGCAGGTAGTCGAGTCGGGCAACGTCGACGCCCGCTTCAACTGCGGCGACGACGAGCGCAGCGTCGCGCTTCGCATCGTCACGCTCAACGTTCGCGTCGACGACCTTCGCAGCGAGCGCTTCGGGGGACACGTCACCCTCGCCCGATGACGGGTCGATGACCTTCATGAGTTCCTTCGCGAGATCGGCGCGCGCCTCTTCAGCGGCCTGCCGCTTCGCGTTCATGCGGGCGTCGCCGTTCTCACGACGCAGTCGCTCGATCTCGCGCTTCGCTTTCTCTGGGTCGTCCCACGGGTTGTCACCCGCTGCGCCCTGAGCGCCGTCGCCCTGCTCGCCCTCACCCTGAGCGGCAGCGTCAGCAGCCGCCTTCGCTGCAGCAGCACGAGCCGCGATCTCAGCGGGCGTGCCCTGCGCGCTCTGCTGCTGCTCGCCGTCACCGCCGCCGCCTTCGCCTGTACCGTCTCCCTCTGCAAGCATGAGCAGCCCCGCTGCTCGAAGTGCCTGAAGCCTTGTCATGATGTCAGTCTCCCGTTCGGTTGTTGTTGGTCTGACGAGAACAGTCTGCCACGGTTGGGCGACTCCCGCGCGCGCGTGGGCGCGCGAGTCGTTACGCGCTGAAACGCCCGCTGATCGACTCGCGATCACTGCGACGCTTCAGATCAGGGTTCGCTGCGAGATGATCACGCATGCGTGCCTGCTGATCGCGCACAGCGCTCTCTGCTGCAGCCTTCGTCTCAGCGTCGATCGCTGCTGCTGCTTCCATCTTCGCGCCGCGAATGTCGCGCTCGATGCTGCGCTGCTGCTGCTGTGCTGCGTAGCCCTCAGCGTCCCACTCTGGCCGGTCGATGATGCTCGGGTCAGTCGCGCCAGGCAGGTACGCGCTGATCGAGCAGCGGCAGTTCGGATGCTGGAAGCCCTCGTCCTGAGCCTCTTCGAGAGACGCGTCAACCTCGACTGTCATCGGCTCACCCGTCACGACGTTCGTCGTCTCGACGTCGCCGCTGCTGCCGTCAAGAGACAAGATCGCGTTAGCCCAGTCGTCGCAGATGTCGCACGCGCGCGGGCCAGGCTGCACGTACACGAGGTTCATGTCGTTGTCGATCAGCGTGTCGACGTGCCCTTGAATCTGGGCCTTCGCGAAGCCTGTGCGGGTTGCCATGTCGACGTATGAGCCGAGCGACCAGTTGCGCCCGCTCGCGTCGACAAACGACCCGATGCCCTGCTTGCCCAACTCGTTCATGACGTACTTCGCGCCGTCAGTGCGAGAGATGCCACGCGCTGCAGTTGTCTGCACGATCTTTCCGACAGTCGAGCGGAACACATCGTCACTACGTCGCAGCAGCGCACGCCCGATCTCGTCAGTCTTCGAGTTCAACTCGCGCGTGATCACAGCGACGCTGTTGCGCTTCGTGAGCGATGCAGCCTGAAAGTGCGGGACGTTCTTGCCGAGATCGCTGACAGTCGACAGCACTGCGCCGTGATAGAGGCTCTTCACTTGCTTGTCGATGAACGCTGCCGACATCTTGCTCAACTGCGCGACGATCTTCGTCGTCTCAGCCCTGAGCGCTTGCGCACGCGCGAGCGAGTCGTACTCCCACGTCGGCGCTTCGAGTCCCTTCGCGACGTACTTCGCGATGCGCTCGACAATCATGCGCTCAGCCTCGAAGTACGCGCTCGCGAGATCGAGAGCCTGCTCGCGCCCGACGATGTCGACGTTCGGCTTCGTCACTGCACGACGTCGTCAGTCTCGTCGACGGGCTGCCCGATCGTCGACGGCGGCACCATCTCAGGGTCAGCGATGCTCTGCTCTGCGCGAATACGCGCGACCTCTTCGTCGATGCTCGGGTCGTCCCAGTCAGGGTGCAGCATGCGCACCTTGACTTCGAGCGATGCAGCCTTCGCGCGCTCGACGATCTCGACAGTTTCAGCGAGAGCCTTGTCGCTGCTCTGCACGGGCGCGGCGACCTCCATCTTCACCGGCAGCGCTGTGATGCCCGACTTGAAATACTGCGCGTCGATCTTCAGCAGCGTCGTCAGCAGCGGCTCGACTGCCTGCCAGTAGCGCAGTTTCTTCGCGCGCGTGTTCAGCGATCGACGGGCACGACCCTCGTACTCTGTCGCGGTCATCTCGCCGCCACCTTCGCCGAGTTCGCTGTCGGTGTTGTAGCCGCACGACTTGATCGCCTTGTTGATCAGGTAGTCGACTGTGCGCATGTGCTCGTCGACGCGAATGTCGAACTGCACCTGGTCGATCGGCGCGTCACCCGTCTCGCCAGGCTGACGCTTCAGCGGCGTGAAGATGTGCTGGTCAGTGTCGAACTGTACGCCCTTGCCTGGGCCGTTGCTCTGCAGCATGTAGTCGGCAACGAGCAGCCTCGATCGCCCGTCTTCGACGTCGCGCATCCATGACGTCATCGCTTCGTCGATCGCGTCGAACAGCGACAGCACGCCTGGCGAGTAGTCGCTGCGCCCGCTGTTGTTCATGCGGTCGCTCGGGTCGGGCAACAGGTTCGGGATGCTCGTCGCGCTCATGCCCTTTTCGACAGTCGCGACGACGCCGTTCTCGTCAGTGATGTCGACGAGTCCTGCAGTCTGCGGCAGCGAGTCGAGCGGCTGCTGCGTGCCGATGTTGCCGACGACGCCCTTGTAGAGCGCGTGCGTGATCTGCCCTGGCTCGTGCTGTTCGAGCAGATACCACATGACCTCGCCCTGCTTCGCGACGATCGTCCAGAACGTGACGCTGACCAACTGCCCGAAGCGATACTCGGGCACGATCGCGTCACCGTCGACGCGCACAATGACGGGCGCGTCCATAGTCTGCGTGTCGTACGAGATGCGCAGCCCAACGTTGCCCAGCGCAGCGCTCGTCTCTGCTGCAGCGAGCAGCACGCTCTCGAACTGGCACGCATCCAAGATCGTGTCGAGACGTCGCTGCGTCTGCTCAACGATCTTCGCGTGAGCCTCTGGCACCTTGCCGTCAGCGTCGAACTTGATCGGCTGCACAACGAACTTCGGCGGCGCAGCGAACAGCAACTCGCTCGACATCTGTGCGATGTCCTGCGCGAGCGGCACGTGAATCTTGTCGTCGGGTGCGCTCGGGTCGCTCTGTCCCCAGAACCAGTCGTACGCGCGCGTGAGCAGGTTGCCCTGCTTGCGGGTTGACGTCTGCTCGCCCGCGTACAGCGAACGCAACTGCACAGGGTCGCCGTCGTACCAGGTCGAGTTCGTTCGCATGCGCGAGTAGCGCTTCGTTTGCTCTGCAGGAGGCCATGCGCTGTTCTCAGCGGGCAGTGTCATCTGTCGTCTCTCGTTCCAGTCGAGCGATCTCGTCGCTGTACCCGACAGCACTCTCA